AAGGTTGAATTTGCAATAAAGTAGATATCAAAATATTGTAACATATGTAATTCTATATAGTCCTCTTCGTCTTTCATAGTTATAACATTGAAGATTTGATTAGAATCTGTTTTATAACTGTAAATTAGTGGAGAGAGATCAGTTTCGACATATGTACAACAATCTGAGAATATGGCAAAGATTATATTAGTTTCTTTCATAAGCTTATCATGAATAGAGTCTAAACATTTCTTATAGTAATTCAAAGGTAGAACATTATGATTCTTTGTTATATAATCACCTCTTCGCACATGTATTGCGACTCTTAAAATTTTATTTTCTACTTTTTCTTCTTTTATTTCATTTTCTACCTCATTTCCTTCTTCTTTTATTTCATTTTCAACCTCTTTTGCTCTTTCTTTTATTTCGTTAATTACGGCCGTTATATTGTTATTATTAATTACAAACCATTCATATTTACCCTTTAAATATGTATATATTTCGTTGTTTAATTTAAAGAGTGATTGTATATCTCTTCTATATTTATCGAAATATTTATAACTCTGAAAATAGCCTTTGAGGCAAGTCCGGTTCTTTTCTTTCCTTATTAATCTGTTATATACGAAACCAATCTCTTCTTTTACTACACTATCTACTTTAGGTTTCTTCCCATATTGAATATAAGGTTTAAGTGGTCTTAAGAAAGTATCCCAATATGTATTAACCTTTCTAATAGGAGAAGCTGCATAATTTCTTGGATCTATAACTAGTTCTGCATTTTCATCTTTGGCTAATGCATAGGCGGCCATTAATACAAATAATTGGTTTCCGAGTCCTCCAATTACTCTAGGACATATAAAATTTCTTACCATCCACTTTAATTAATAGTCTTTTTTTAAAAGCCTAGGGAAAATTCTATATAATTTATTATTAATATTAAGGATATTTAAATATTAATTAGTAAAACGTAAAATAATATCTATATTTATAAATATAGATATAGATAATGAACGCAAACATTCTCGTCCCCACTCTCCTTTTTATCCTTTTAACTCCTGGTTTCCTTTTTACGATTCCAACTGGATTCTTAGGTAACTTTGCCAGAATCTTTGGCTCGGTCTCAACAATGACTGTATTATTACATGCATTACTCTTCGCATTTATTTACTACCTCCTCCGTCAGTGGTTCCCACAATACTACTATTAAAAAGGGCAGAACGCCGCCCTTTTGAACCCTGCTCTATTGGACTCGCTGCGCTAAAGACATGCGCTAACGACAGTCGCGAGTCCGGATTTTACATTCGATATATGCCGAACTAACTGGTTAGTTTCTAAGAAAAGCCCCTTAGAAACTATTAATTATAAAAAAGGCTATAGGGTAGAGTTTTTTCCTGAGCGCAGCAAGCTGACTAGCCCTAGGGCTTTTTTGTCTCTTTAGTCTCTTCAGTTTTAAAAAAGGGCTAAAAGGGATAGGATATGCTCATTGTTCTTAGATACTATCTCTCTTTTCTGTTCTATTAAAGAATCTAAGATTGACTCATACATTCCTGGATTATTATCGATTGCTTTAATATTATCTGGTATATTCTCTGGAGTCTCATATTCCACAGATCCTTTAATCTTATATATCTTGTTAAGGCTTGAAGGTATTATGACTGGTACATTATAGTTATAAGATAGAGGTATCGTACCTGTTAAACGATCTTTATAGTACCAACTATCTTTCTCAGCAGCACATAGGATATATCTTGACTTTGTGAGAATCTCGGTCATCTTAATTGCATTCAGTTTATATGAGATTTTTAGCTTTGGGTTTGTTTGTGACAAGCTTACAAGACTTTGTGGTACGAATTTATTCTTTCTAGCGATAATCCATATTGTATAATCAAAATTTAGTAAGGGTAAGAGAGAAGTATAGCTTCTGTGATTTGTGAATCTACCTACCATCGTGATAATTTTATCTTTTGCTCTATTTATATTATTATTCATAGCATCAACTCTATTATTATAATTGTAGTCGAAAATTGGTAATAAATATAATCCAATCTTTTCATTAAGAGGTGTTAGGGTAATTCTTCTTGCGCTATTGCTATTAACGCTTGAATTAATCTTTTTAAGGTTATCTTCATTGTGAAAGATTTGTATGAATTTTTTCGGGTATAATAGGATAAGATCATTTATAAGATTGCTGGATCCCATCGTTCCAATAATTATATAGTCATAATTATCTATCATATCTCTTAATTCTTCTACTTTAAAGCGATTAATTTTAAGAGGTTTGAAAATAATCTGAAAATGCTCTAAAAAATATGACTGATCTTTATTATTGAACAAATCGAAATTAACATTATTTTTAACACAAAAATCTAGGAATAGACCCATTATCTCTGTATGATAATCATTCTCTTCGTAATATGCTATATACATTTTGTCCTAGGGCTTTTTTTCAAAAGACTTTATTAATATAATATAATAATATTATAACTTTATGTATTTACTGTATATATTGTTTTCTATATACAAATTATATAAAGTTATAATTTATTTATTACACGATAAATAAAGTTAATATAGCCATAAAATAGATTTAGCAAATTTTTAATAAGAAAAATGGATGATTTTGTGGATTTAGATGAATTGTATAATGTTCATAAAAAACAGGATTCAAATAGATTAGAAATCTTTCGGGAAATCTATAGAAAATGTTTGGCAAAGATGAAACATACTAATAATACATTACGAAGAATGGAATGTAATTTTGTAGTACCAACATTCGTATGGGGCATACCTATATATGATTATGAAGAACTAAAAGATTATATATTATTCCATTTAAATGAGAATGGTTTAACACATTGTTATTTTACAGATGCAACAACCCTATATATGTCATGGAGACCAGAACATATAGATAAAAAAAAATATCAAGCTGCTAAGAAGAAACTAATTACAGATGATCTGACTCCAGTATCGACTAATAGTGTTACAAATGTTACTAATAATAGTAATAACAATAAAGGTACGAAAACTTTGGTAAATAAAAGCACGAATGGTAATAATTCAACGATGATGAAGTTCGACGATATTTTCGAAGTTCCAGTCAATCTGGATGCATTACGTAAGATTAGTGGAACCAATATTAATGGTAACAGTAATAGCAACAGTAATAGTAACAGTTATCAAGCAATTAATAAGAATCAAAGTCAGAATCAAGGAAGGGCTCCTCCTAACAGGCAATTAATTGATTCATGGAAAGCATATTTCGAAAAGAGAAAAGGGAATGTATAATTTTTAGGAAAATTCTTAAAAACTTAGGTTTGGGCTTTTTGTCTCAAAAAGGCTACTAATAGGGAGTAGTGGTAAATTGATAGACAAAATCAAAGTTTACCTGAGTTGCGGTTTTAGCAAAGGCCCATATTAGAGGAAAAACCGCAAGATCTCTTGTCCAAGGAGAGAAGATATCTGCTGGTAATGTTGATGGATCTATGGTTATAGTAGAGTATTGTTCATCTCCTGGATTTAACCTTTCTAAATTAACGGTTAAGAGACCAGTTACAGGGTCTCCAATGAAAGTAGAACGTAAAACACTTGTGGGGTCTGGTACTATACCAGTACCAATTGGATTATTACCGGTTGCACCAGTGATAAGGGACCATTCATTCAAACTATTTACACCACCCACTTCTAAATATGGAAGCAAAAAGTTTCCAGTATTACCTGGAGGTAGAGTTGTAACATTCCTAAATCCAATGGTATATCTACCAAGCGTCTGCACACCCGTAAATGTTGCAGAATAAATAAAACCACCACCAGTTGGACCTCCGATTAAATATCCCTGAACAGGATTAGAACCATCATTTGGACCACTTATATAAGCACGACCAGCAAGTGTTGTTACTCGTATTCTACGCAAACTATTTGCGAAAGATGTTGTATTAACGTTTAAAGATGAAAAAGTACCAGCAATACTAGCATTCCAACAGTAGTTATCTACGTCTGTACTATTTCCCCTTGAAATTGCTAAAGATACTTGATTTGGCATGAATGTTCCTGCAGTCGTTCCTGTTTCTCCTGTAGGGCCTGCCAGACCATTAGTTCCTGTAGCTCCCGTTAAACCTTGATTTGATATTCCAGTATTACCTCTTATCCCAGTTGCACCTCTTAAACCAGTAAAGCCCTGTAAGCCAGTGAAACCATTAAAACCGGTTAAACCTGTGAAACCAGTCATGCCTTGCAATCCTGTAAAACCGTTTATTTGGAGTCCAGTAAATCCTCTTAAACCAGCAATGCCAGTCTGACCGATTGGTCCAGTAGCTCCTCTTAGACCTGTAATTCCGGTTAATCCTGTTGGGCCTGTATTACCTACTCTTCCAGTCAATCCTTGTAAACCAGTAAAACCAGTTAACCCTCTCGTTCCTGTAAGACCATTCTGCCCGATTACTACATTCCAATTAGTGTTTAATGCTATAATAGTTACAGAATTATATATTCTTATATTATAGGATAGTTGAGATTCAATCGTCTGTCCACCAGAAGGATTTAATGTAAGTGTATTGGCTGAATTTGAATCACTCCTTGTAATCGTATAACTAGTTCCATCACCAGTAATTAAAGGTAATGTAATTGTTATACTAGATGATCCAGCATCTACAACATAATTCGTAAATCCTGGATCTAAAGTTGTATTTGAATTAACTACTATAATCATAATATTAATTACTTATATAAAAATTACTATTATTTATCGATGATTATGAAATGTACTAAAGCTATTTTATCGGATGATTAAAAATTTACTAAAGCTATTTTATCTGATTACTAATTATGCAAGTGATTTGAGAAATTTATGGTGATAATCTTGTTTCTATATATTGATTCATTACTTGTATACTTGGTCTGCCACCTGTAGATTTACTTACTGAGACAATAGGTGTTAAGAGAGTTGTTTCAGATGGTATATTCGTATTTAATACAGTTGAAAAAAATGGAGTAGCTGAATTTAAAATTTGGAATGTAGCAGTAATACCACTTCCTTGACTACAGAAAAATCTTACTCTCCATACATCGGTATTATTTACTGGATAACTTGCTCCCAGAGAAACAGAAGTTGCTCCACCTGCTCCATCGTTATTTTGTATGGTCCAATTTGCACCAGCAGTGCCTCTAAAAGCTACAAAATTAGTTGTATACCCAGCAAACCCACCTCCTGCTACTAGCCCACAACTAAAAATACTTGAGGGAGTGGTAGTTCCACCAAATACTGCTGTATAATCGAACCCACCTAATAAACCAGTTCCACCCCTAAAAAACTGTGCAACACTATGTGTTGTTCCTGCTGTTGAATTATTTGCATTCGCAGTTCTATAGTTGATAAAAGGAAGACTAGCTTTTAAATTTGCTGTACTAAGAATCTGAGCTGCGACTGTTCCAGAAGTTACATTATTAAATCCTAATAATCTCGGTATTGCATTATTAGCTTCTGCTGCCCAAACGCTTATCATCCTAGTTAATAAAAGATTTTGACCAGATCCAGTTAGACCAGTTAAACCAGTTCGACCAGTTACCCCTTGCGATCCAGTTTCTCCAGCGGTTCCTGTTGTTCCAGTCAGACCGGAACTGCCAGTATTACCTTGAAACCAAGTTTCTCCCCTTAAGCCTGTTGAACCTCTAAAACCAGTAAGCCCTGTTGCACCAGTTAGGCCTCTTAGACCAGTAAGGCCAATAATTCCTGTTGATCCTGTTGGTCCAATAGGACCAGTGAGACCAGTAAAACCTATAAATCCAGTATTACCTTGATTACCTATAAATCCAGTAGCGCCTGTAATACCAGTGGATCCAGCTGCTCCGGTCAATCCTTGATTTCCAGTCGCACCCGTTAAACCGGGAAAGCCAGTAAGCCCATTTTGTTTTATAACTACTCTCCAGTCAGTACCTAAAGAAATTATAGTGATTGAGTTTTGTATTGGCATTCCGTATGATGTTTTATTATCTATTGTGTTGCCACCAGAAGGATTGATAGTTACGGTGTTAGATAATACAAAATCATTTCTGTTAATAGTATAAGTTGTTCCTTCACCAGTAATTAATGGAAGTGTAAGTGTTATGTTAGATGAACTTGCATCTACAACATAATTAGTAAAACCTAGGTCTAATGTTGTGTTTAAATTAATTACTGTGATCATTTATATTTACTTACATAAAAATTTTTAATTAATTCAAATCGGTATTTTCTCAATTAAATGCAATATTTTTGTCCTAGAGAGTATCAGTTGCCTATCATTCTGAGTTAAGTAAATTAATGAAAGTGTAAGTGTTATTTATAGGAGCTTGCGTCTACGATGAGGATGGGCGGGTTGGTGCTTTTTCTCGGTTAGAATGCGGTGTTTTTGTATTAAAAAGTACCAATTGCCCATCCTTAATCTACAACATAATTGGTAAAACCTGAGTCTAAGGTTGTGTTTGAATTAATCATATTATAAATTAGAAAAATTAAAGCAATTCCCGCTAATAAATCGCTTTATCTATTATCATTTTATTACTTAAATTAAAAGATGTCCACATTATTCTAAACTAAAGCTTTTTAATGTATTTTATTTTAGTTTATACCTCTTTTAATATAAAGTGTAGTATATCTTGCAACTATATTACTGGCAATAGCTCCATTATTAACATAGACGAGTGGAGTTAATAGAGTTGTACTTGTTGGGAAATTTGCTGCTATGTTACCATTAACAGAAGCTATTTTAATATCATCAAATTCCCAACTAACAGTAGCTGTATTCGGCGCACAAAAGAGACGAAGTCTGTATAAAGATGCAGAATCATAAGTAAAAGTAGTATTTACTTTAGTAGCGGCCCCTGTACCATCATTATGCATAATAGAAAATTGAGTATCACCTGCATCAAGGCCGACTCCGATAATATTAAAAAATGTTGAAACTGTAGCAGAATTAATAGGTGTACCAGTAACTGATAAACCTAAAAAGAATCCATTAGCAGTATTTCTGGGATTTATCATAAAAATCCATTCCAAATCGAACCCTCCTAAACCAGCAGCATTACCCCTCCAATACTGTGATATATTACTATATTGTGCAGCAAACGCATTTGGATTTGGAAGTGCTGATGCTACAGCATATCTTCTTGCAGTCTCTGAAAAAGGAGAAGCCGCGACAGGATTTACAAAAGCAGATCCAGTAAAAACCCTCTGCAATCCCAGAGTTCCTCCAAAAGATGTTGAACCAGGTCCCCAAAGTCCAAGAAACGAATTATTAAACCAATCTCCAGTAACTGGACCAAGTGCACCGAATGCCCCAGTCAAACCATTAAAACCTGTGTTTCCATCTAAACTAGGTCCAGTATTACCTATTACTCCTGTAAAACCAATAAGACCAGTCGCACCTCTTAAACCTGTTGCTCCAGAAACTCCGATTGCTCCAGTATTTCCAGTAAATCCTGCTAATCCTGTTGGTCCCCTAAATCCAGTCAGACCAGTAAATCCAGTTAGACCAATTAAACCTGTGTTACCGATTGGACCTGTAGCCCCTAATACACCAGTTGGTCCAGCAATACCTGTTAATCCTTGTAAACCGGTAATTCCTTGAAAACCAGTTATTCCAGGTAGACCAGTAAAACCTTGATTACCTAATGAACCAGTTAATCCATTTAAAGCATTTACGATAATCCAATTAGTACCTAAAGCAATTATAGTGATTGAAAATTTGCTTGGATTATTCAAACCTAGATTTAAAAAAGGTAAAAAATATGATGAAGTATTGTTAATAGTATCTGGACCAGTTGGATTTATGGTTACGGTATTAGTTGCATTAGTATCCTTCCTAGTAATTGTAAACGTTGTACCTTCACCTGTAATTAAAGGTAGAGTAAGTACAATGTTAGATGATCCAGCGTCAACAAGATAATTGTTAAACCCTGGATCCAAAGTAGTATTGACATTTACCTCGATAATCATTTTTTCTTATTTTAAAATAGTATTATATAATACAATAGATATTATGAAAAATCATTTTGAATTGAAATAAACCTTTTCTTAACTATTTTTTTTGTAATACAATCTCTATATTTTTATGTTTAAATATACTTATAATATATTCCAATTCTGGTATACTTGAGTTCATAAAATTAATTACATTTATTAATTGCGGTATATCAGCTATTAAACTATTAATTTCATCTATATTATTAATGTTTCCAACTATCATCTCAATATAAGGTATAGTATTGTTAATATTGTTAACAATACTAGTAATTTCTGGCATATTTGTGTTGATTTTGTCAACGATATTCGTTATACCAGGTATTGCATCAGTAGTCTTATCTATTATATTTATTATTGATGGTATATAGTGATTAGTCTTATTAATTATATTCATTGTTGGATCTATCATTGGATCTATCTTATTCCATATTTGTAAGACAGCGATTAAGCTAATTAGTAAGACGATTAATTCAATAAAGACTAATAAAAACATTAAAATTTTATAAAAATTGGAACATCCCTTACTTTTACCACTCTTATTCTCTTTAAATCTACCTATATCTGTATTATAAGGATTATTACCAAGCAATTCAAGTTCTTGATCTACATCTATCTTTACAGGATCCATTCTTAATATTACAAGAACAAAGAATCCAAAATTATATAAATCAAATTTTATAAGAGTAAGAGTGAAAGGATTAACCCATAATCATAAAGGATTAGCCCATAATCATAAAGGATTAGGCCATAATCATAAAGGATTAGCCCATAATCATAAAGGATTAACCCATAATCATAAAGGATTAACCGGACTCGCGCTTATCGCTAGTGCAGCGAGTCCAATAGGGCAGGGTCTGCTACGACTTAGCGGAGCTGAAGCTGCAAGCCCTTATTAGGTGAATGATTTTGATTGTACTAGTCTTGGAGGTGTGAAGTTTATCGTCTTAACAGTATTGACATTATTTTCGTTAACATCTTTTTTAACTGCAATAGGATTGGATGCTCGTCTTTCAGATAATCTTCGCATAGGAGATCGTGAAAATAATGAAATTTCCGATCTAAATGGTAACATAGGAGATGGTGGTTTATCATCCATATTTCTAGGTGATTGACTCTCACGTTGAAAACGACGTGGAGAATTACAATATGATTTAATCTTAAGACTGCATTCTGGACAACTAGTCTCTACTGGAATCTCTCCACCCGTTTCACCTTTTTCTTTTTGATAAGAAAGTACTAAATCAATCTTTTTAACTATTCTAACACCTCCACCCCTCGGAGAGACATTTTTATTACAGAACGCACAATTAAAAAATTCTCTTGGAGAGGTTGGCATACTACCAGATTCACGTAACTTTTGATAGCTCTGAAAATCCTTCCTGGGTGTATTATTAGCACTACTTGTCGCACTAATAGTTTTAATAACTTGTTGAACTTCTATTTCCTTATCTTTTTTAAGCTTTGATAGATCGAGAACTGGAACCTTATCTTCTTTATCCTCCTTATTCTTGCCAATTTCTTCACTCATATATTTTTTTTAGTTTTTATTAAGAAACTATAAGAGTAATTTATTAATTTATTCAATTTTTTTATAAGGAGATGAGAGAGGGTTACTTGTGAAGGGGCTCTTTAGTTTCATAAGGGCGACGATTCGCCCTTAATAACATTAATCCGGACCTGCTGCGCAGGTACAAAAGAGCAGCAGGTACAAAAGAGCAGGGTCTCTTTAGTTTCATAAGGGTGACGATTCACCCTTAATAACATTAATCCGGACCTGCTGCGCAGGTCCAAAAGAGCAGGGTCTCTTTAGTTTCATAAGGGCGAATCGTCGCCCTTATTTAGAAGTCACGTAAGAAATGCCCGATCGTTAAAGGATAATTAACACCTATAAAACATTTACTTATTTTTCCGCTTTCATCATAGAATAGCATAATCTCGACGAACATCCTTAAAAGATCAAGTTTTGAAATTGGGGTACCAATCTTAAGGATTTGATAGAGCTGACTAAGTTCAGGAAGTTTAATAGTTTCATTCATTCCCATTAAATCTTCATTATCATAATATGCTATATATGATCTGTTTATTTGATTATAATCTTCGATATAAGCATAAAATTTGGTCACGCTCTGTTCTTTTCTTTTAATATTCTTGTTACTGCTGTTGCTAGCAGTTAATCCTTTAACTTCTACCTTATTATTTGGATCTACGAAAAAATATACGATTAGTTTAAATTTAGACTTTGGAAACCTAACTATCAAGTTTGATTCAATCATGAATTGAGTATTAGAACTGTCTATAGGTTCTTCATTATAACTATAATGTTCTATTTGCATTTCATCTAAGAGAGCTAATATGACTGTACCATGACTAGACACAGTAAACCATTCTTGTTCAGATATATTAGCTTTAATTTTCTTTGTGTCTTCATCTAACTCCATAAGTTTAATCTTATATTCATATTTTTCGAC